TTTTCCTATCTCATCAATTTTATTTGCAACAATTTGAGTTTCAAGTTGTGTATCTGGTTTGCATCTTAGGTTGCATACACGAGCAAATGCCATAAGTGTTCCACTCCAATACCACTCAGTCATCATTGATTGTGGTAAGACCATTCTGGCCATCTCTGGTGCAATTCCTTCTTTTAACATATTATTATATGTTTCTTTACATAATTCATATGCAGAATTTACATCGTATTCTACAGTTTCATTAGAAGAACCTTGCTTCTTATTTACAGCTGCAAGTCGCCATTCTGTAGGTTCATAGAGCTCAGGTTCATTATCAACATAACGTCTAGATACTTCATTCCACACTAGACCAACTTGATGTTTCACTAATTGTCTTGCAACGAACACAGGAGCCTTAATATGGATTTGCATTGATGCGTGGCCAAAGGGGCTCCAATGATTATGTTTTGCAAGATATACTATAAGGCGCTCATCCTCATGCTTTAAGAACCCCTCTACCTTACCACCTTCTGGAATAGAATCCCATTCAGATGTTTTAGAAAATGATACTCTTGCAGCATTAACTACAGAAAGATCACTTCCCATATGATCAATTAATTCAACTTCCATATTAAATAATCTCTGATAAATATGTTACTACTGGATTACCTTTACTAGAACCAACAGAAAAGTTTTCTGTCTTGGTTTTCTTTTTGATCATACGAATTGTTTCTGGCGTGTTCATTTCAACTCCAGTTATATCTTCGTAATACTCAATAGTTACTCTCTTTAATAGATTATCTTCATTATGCATAATTTTCTCTTTCATATTAATGGTGCTGGCACAAGGAATCGAACCTCGAACTGATGATTACAAATCAACCGTTATACCGTTTAACTATGCCAGCATACCACTAGTCTCGCTTATTACTAAAGCGATCATTCCTTCTTGGTTGGTTTCCCTTTTGGTTACTAAAACGAGTAGAAAGTTTAGTAACTCTTTCACGAAGCTCCTCGTTATTTTTAACCAACAGAGCATTTTCATACTCTAAAGACTTAATCCTATCACTAAGATTAACAACCTTAGATTCAAAAAAACCTTCTTCACGGATAGTAGGATTACCACCCAATTCTACTGTAACGTCCATTTAATTAGACTCCTCAATAAGTTTCAATAGTTTCATTTTATACAAGTTCTTGTTAATTGTCAAGAACCCTTTGTAATTTTCCATCAATTTTTTCAAATCAATCCATATAATATCGCCTTTTAATTGTTCATCCCATTTTTTACCATATTTAACTAGCTCATCCAATATTATTATAGTTTCTAATGATACTCTACCACCTAAAAACTCTTTTAATAATTTAGGGTGATTCTCATTCTTAACTTCAAATATAGGTTCAAATTCTTTTATGAATGGCCGCATCTCTATTAAAAATTGTTCGTAGAAATTATCTCTTTTAAGTAACCACGATTTATAGTTTTCATCATTAAAATTAGCAATATATCCCCTCTTATCTTTAATAAAGTTGGAGACATAATAGTGCATAATTTCTGTTTTAGTTTTATATTTTTTTGAAAGTTTTACAAAGAAAAATCTATCTTTACGCTTATAAAAAGAATCCCTGGAAACTTTAGTCTTACCACCATACTTATGAAAGTCATAGTCTCTTTTAGAAAAGTGAGCTTTCATTGCACAATACATTATATAGATATCAATTGGTTCCATCGTCTTTAAATCCGTCTTCATCAACTCTACGTATTGTTTTGTTACTTCCAATACTAGCAGCAATGAAACTTACAGCTGCTAACATAGGAATAACATATATCATTTTATCAGTTATGTATGCAGTAATATACGTAGGAACTAATACTATGATTGCTTGTAGAAAACTCTTACTCATTATACAGGTAGTTGAGCTTGTCGAGGTAGAAAATTCAATTCACGAGCATTAGCTTCAATCTTTTCTTTGAGACTTTTAGAGATAAGAGAACCTACGGTATCTGGTTCTATACCTTGTTTATTACAATACCAAAGAACGGCTTCCATATGTGAAATCCTTTTTTCTTTAGCAATTCTTTCAATTTCTAATGAGAAGGTTTTAGAAGTATCCATCTTATATTCCAATTATTAGTTTATAGAAGTTGGAGGCTAACCTTAGACCCCCACGGATGTATTACGGCATCACCCGATAAAACATTACGCTGTGCGTAGTGCTTTGTAACCAGCAGCAACAACTGCTCGTGTTGGAGTACCAATCATGTACTTCATATAAGACGCACCATCAAAAGACGATACACGCTTGTTCAAATAGATCGAAAGACCTTCAGAACGTAGTTTACTAATAACAGCACGAACATTCTTCACACCATAACGTGATGTAATCTGTTTAGCGGTTAGTTCTGCACCATTTACGAGTGCGTTTTCGACTTTAGCAGTCTGGGTAGTAGTAGTAGTCATTTAAATGTTTTCCTTAACATTACAAATAGGTTGAAAGTATTCCAACCTTTAAAGTGGTAGTTTTTAGTCCTATACAGAGAACTACCAAACTCATCAAGTGTCGATATAGGAATAGGTTCCCGTCACTTAAATCTTTATTATTACTGAGTATAACATAGCATTACCTATTTGTCAATACCTTTTTTAAAAAAAGTGGGAGATTTCTGTTGCTAGGTATCTCCCAAACCCCGAAAGATTAAGCAGCTAGTGCGAAATCTCCCATAAACACATTATCGTTTGCGTTTAGTGTTTTTGACCTATAAGGCGGTCAATCCACAATTCTCCACTCATCTATCTCTGCCTGTCGATCCTATTTCGCCCCCATCATAAATCCACTCTAGTCCAAATGGACTTATGGTGGAGGCGTTGGGTACTGCCCCCAAGTCCAGTTCAGCATTCAATTCGTATCATCAAATTGTAATCTATATAGTATCATATTTTTAGTTTAAAGTCAATGCACTTTCTGTTTTTAAATTGTCTTTAAGTCTAGCTTTACCAGATGATAATATATAACTATTTTTCTAGCATCTTTCTCTTGAATGCTAACCAACCAATGAATCGTTCCTCAAACCACCACTCAAGGTCTTTATATTTCTTGAACTGCTTATCAAATCCAGTAGGATTAAACGATGGCCTGGGATTTCGAACGTTTGTGCCAGGAATAATTTTGTTCGTGGAATACTTAGCATATTGCTTTTTACCCATAATCTTCTGCACGAACTCAGGCATATCCAATAGATAGTAGTATTTAGCATCCATTATGATTTCATTTTCTATCTTTTTGTTAGGCCAGTCTTGCTTATATGAAGGTTTCAACTCATCAGGCCGAATGCCACCGTGACTGCCTAAATCGCTCACATCAGGACTCCAGTGAATAGTGAAATTCTCTGGTGGTATTACCATATGAAGTTTACCAAAGATTGTGCTACCTCTTGGTATATGTGTGCAAAAGATAGGGTTTTTAATATCCATAGACAACAGCAGCTTTTGCTGATCAGCAATATCAGCACCACCACGGGCAATCCCATCTGCTCTGGTAGAAGTCACCTTGTCTAGCAATCCTTGATATTTCTTATTAAATGACCGATAGAGAATAAACTCGTTCCTGACAGGTTTTAGCAATCTGATTGCCTTTTTGACCCTATTTTCCATATGGTCAATCTGGTTTGCACTGATAACATCTTCATTTAGGTATGACTTAAATGTTAGCATAATTGATTATCCTTTAATTGTATTATATTTATACCATGTTTTTAGTTTAAAGTCAATGCACTTTCTGTTTTTAAATTGTCTTTAAGTCTAGCTTTACCAGATGATAATACACAAAACAATCTTTCTTCTACTGGCATTGTTTCTAGAAACGTAAAGGTTCCTGTTGCATCATTAAATGTTAATGTAACCATAGATTTAGTATTTGAGGGTTGACCCACTTCAGTCTCTCCTACAAGCAGAGGAACTTCACCATATTTTTCATACACATTATTTAAAATAGAATCTATTCTTCCACACATCACAGGTTTAGTGCTACTAAAAATTTGCGTAGGTGGAATTTCCATTTCGGCAAGTGGGTTTATTATTTCACTAGTTTCCTCTGTAGGAGTTTTTTCAACAACTTCTAATTCAGCCGTTTCTGTTGTTTTACACGCCGCTAGCAGAAGAATTACCATCATTATTGATAATTTTTTCATTTTTCCTTCTCCATTCAGAAATGGTTTCGGTGAGAAGAGGAAGATAACTATGCTTCTGTTTTATAAATTCTTGCACAGTTCCATCCTCTGTAACGACAAGTATAACAACTTGATCGATGTTTGTACCTGTCCTCTCAGCAAACATTTCGGCATATGCAGAGCCTTGAATATAATAATTCTCATTATATTTTTCTAGTCTTTCTTTTGTAGAAGTCTTGAAGTCAATAATAGACAGAGTGCCTTTATATTCTGCAATACAATCTACTCGACCAGCAACTTGGTATTCATCACTGTATAAACCTAGCTCTTGGGCATATATGTTATTTATATAACAAAGAGCTCTTTCTTTCAATTGATTAAATAAACACATAGGAAGAAAGTGTTTGTCATGTTCTTTCCATTTATCTGGCGATTCAATATGCATATTGTTAAGGTAATCTTCACACATATGATGAACCTTTGTGCCTCTTGCAGCAGCAGTTCTTGCGATTTGATTTGCCTTCTGTTCACCTACACGTTTACGCCATTCCATCAGTCCCTTTTTATTACGGACTGACAGAACGGTTGTAATCGATGGATACTTATTTCCTTCTGGAGTTTGATACAATCTCACTCCATTAGAATTTGTTGCATTTATAGAAGGCAACTCCACATTTAGATGATTAAACATTTATTTATCCATAAACTCTGGATAAGCGTTTCCTGTACCTTCGTACATATCAGAACCAACTTCCTCTTCTTTCTTACCTACACGAATACCAATAGTCTTGTGGAGTGACCACCACACGCCTAAAGATGATACGAACACAAATCCACCGATAGTTACTATGCCAATTGATTGTGCTAAAACTGTGGAATCTGCATTGAAGATAGGAACTAATAGTAGTCCGATTATACCAGCAACACCGTGTACAGAGATAGCTCCAACAGGGTCATCAATACCCCACTTCTCAATGAGAGACATAGCAAATGGAATCACCACACCACCTAACATACCATACAGTACGGCGATCTCTGGACTTGGTGAATATGGGTCAGCAGTAATAACAACTAGTCCTGCTAATGCACCATTCAATGTGACGTTAAGAATTACTTTCTTTGTCCAAAGTTTAGATACAATCATAGCACCTAACAAACCACCAGCAGCGGCCATGTTCGTATTAACAAATATCTTACCTAATGCATTTGCATCAGAGATAGTATTGAACGCTAGTTGAGAACCACCATTAAAGAAGAACCAACCTAACCATAGAATTAATGTACCTAATGCGACAAGAGGCATATTTGAGCCTGGGATATTTAACGGTTTTCCATTCTTATCATATTTACCATCACGGGGTCCAATAATTATAACAGCAGCAAGAGCTGCGGCAGCACCTGCCATATGGACAATACCAGAACCAGCAAAATCAAAAAATCCTAGTTCACTTAAAAATCCACCGCCCCATGTCCAAGCACCTTCTAGTGGATAAATGACTGCTGAAAATATTGCAGCAAATATTAGGAATGACCACAACTTCTTCCTCTCTGCAACTGCACCCGAAACAACAGACATTGCTGTTGCAACGAATACCATTTGGAAGAAGAAATCAGCATACATAGAATGAGACTTGGGTTCATTCCACCCATACATAAGACCATAACCACAAAATAAAAATGCAATACTTGCTACTGAAAATAGCGCTACATTCTTTGTTAGTATTTCTGTAACATTTTTGGTTCGTACAGAACCGGCTTCAAGGGCAGTAAATCCTGCTGCCATCCACATAACCATTGCACCCGATATTAGAAAAAATATCGTGTTTAATGCATAATTTAATTCAACCATAATACTCCCTTACAAGGTTTAGCTTTTGATTCACTCTTTCTGGAAGTTCCATCTTGATTTTTTTGTAAAAAGAAAATACGATTTCCAGTGGTTATAACATCAAGTCCAAATAGACCCATTACATATTTTTCACTATCTACTTTATGGCAACCAATATACTCAAAATTTTCTTCAGACATTTTTGGTGTTGTTCCATTGTGGCGATCCATAAATTGTCCTGGCGCACATGCACCTAACAATAAGACCCCCGATAATACTAATAATTTATTCATAATTTATTCCTAACTAACTGCTCTCATTCGATTTACTAATCTATCTGCACGATTGGTTACTTGTTTGTACCAAGTGCTATCAACCATCTCATCTGCGGCATCATTCCAATTACGGGAATCCACACCACGTTTCATACCACGAAATTTGGTCAGTCTGGGCCTACCCATATTGAACATCATATTGGCAATTACTTGTTGAGCCTCTTCTGGCAAATCGCCAAAGTCTTCGTAAAGGATGTTGCAGTCTCGCAAGACATTTTCGCAATCCTGTTCGAAGGCCTCAATGACTCTAGACTCACTGACGGCAGTGCCGATCTCTGAACCGTATTCTGGGTCAGACTCAAGAACCAAATGGCCCACGCCAAAAGTGGCAAAACCAAGATGATCGTTATACACTTCATATTTTACACCCTCATCTATTTCTAGTTGTTCTCTAAGATTTTCTAAATTCATTATTCCATTCCTATTCCAAGTTTATTTTTATTAATTAGATAACTACGCACAAACCCCGACCTGACGATATCACCAATCGTAAACTCTGTGCAATTAAACTCATCCATCCCCTCAAGGATACGAAGGAAATCATGCAGTCCATTACGTTCATTCGTCCTCTGTAGGTCTGACTGATCAAAATCACCACAAAACATAATCTTTGAATCTTGGCCAACGCGAGTGATGATTGTATCAAGCTCGTGAAAGTTCATGTTTTGACATTCATCTACTATAATAATTGCGTTATCAAATGTCAACCCTCTTAGAAAAGAAGTTGATAGAAAATAGAGTGTTCCCTGCCCTTTGAGTCTGTCATACAAATTATTGAATGATTGTTCGTTGGGTTGCTCAAACATGAACTGAACCATGTTCTGATAAACCACCTGATACAGTGCTGCTTTGTCTTCCTC